GTTACCAAATGATATTGGATACTGGGAGAGCCGTATGACGCGAAAGTGTCACGTACGGTTCGTAGGGGGGCTAAAGGAAAAGGAGTCGAAAGACCACCTCGCCTGTGGCCTACCCAATGGCAACATCGGGACCCTGATGGACATCCAGACCTCCGCTGCCGACCAGATCCGTAAGGAGATCGACAAGAGAACACTCACAGTCCTTTCGGCGGCAGTACCGGCCGCGAACACAGTCGAGGTCACCGGCGGCAAGCTCACGGATGATGCTCTAAACGAAGCGATCTCAGTCATCGAGGATCTGGAGCTTTCGGTGAAGTACATCGTCATGCGCGGACGCCGATTCAACGATATGCGCGACTGGGATCTCGACCCGGAGACGAGAGCCGAACTACGCACAAAGGGCGTCATCAAGAACTACGGCACTGGTGGAATCCTGCTCACGGCTTCCGCTGATATGACCGAGATTCTGCTGCTGCCGGACGACGAGGTCGGGAAGATGCCGATTCGCGAGTCCTTGAAGACCGAGGCCATCGAGCAGAAGACAAGATTTAAGACGGGTTGGCTTGTCTGGACCGAACTTGGACAAGGCATCACTCGCCCTGAGATTCTCGCGAAGATTAAGATTCTGCCGTAAGGAGGCTCAAGTGATAAAGCTCAAGAACGTCCGACCAGGGATTCTTATAATCGCCGACGCCGGACTGAAACTCGCTCCAGGCGAGACTATTGAACTGGAGAAGCTTACGAAGCAGGCTGAGAAGGCGGTGGACGAAGGCCTGCTTGCCCGTGTAGACAGCTCATCGGATGCCAAACCGGAGGCAAAGCCAAAGCCCAAGACCTCAGCCAAGCCTGCCGAGGGTAAAGCGGACTCGAAGAAAGCCACTGCTCCTCAGAAGCAGGAAGAACAACCTCCGGCTTCGAACGGCGACTCGAAGAACGGGCAATCCGTCGAGACCGGCCAGGGACAGCTCATAGGTGCTGGCAGTGGCTCTAACTGAGCTTGTCGGCACCCTGCGCACCGATCTCGCCGATCCGGGAGCGGAGCGTTTTTCGGATGAAGTGCTCACGCGCTGCATTCTAAAGAGCGCTTTCCATGTCGGCAGAGACCTTGGGATGCAGATGTCGGTTGCAGGCGGTGAGGTCGTGCCGGAGCCTAAGGGTGAGACTCTTGAGATGCTGCTTCTTTTGGCTCGGATAGAAGCATGTCGGTTCATGCGGGCTGCGACGGCAAACGCATTTTCTTTCTCATCAGGTGACAAGCGGGTCGACAAGACGAGCCAGCCGGAGCACTGGGCGAAGCTGGAGGCCGACCTGACGGCGACATACAGGCAACGACTGCATGAGCTGCGGCCGGAGGCGGGACAGGACAACAACATCCTGACCCCGAAGTCCCTCCGGCCCGTTATATATGAGCAGGGAATAGACCTTGAGACTGTTGTCTGATGAGGAGAAGGCTGCTGCAACCTCCGACATAAGGGAACTCATCACTTCTTCGGGACAGACGGCGGCACTGCTGCGCAAATCTTCCAGTGAGAATCTCTATGGCTCGGACGAGGATGAGTTTCTGGAGGTCTGCACGTTTGCTCTGGAGTTCACAGCAACTCCGCCGATTGACATTGCCAAAAGGGCTGATGCACTGGCTTGTGTTCTTCCGGAGCTTGATGTTCGCGCGGAGGACCGTGTTCGTTTCGAAGGTCGAGACTACCGCACGCAGTCTGTCGCCGAACAGCCGCTCTTTGGAGTGGTGACGCACAAGGTGCTGGAACTGGTGAAGCTGCATGGAGATTGAACGGTTCGGCGACTGGGAGAAAGCCAAGCTGCTTCTTACCAACGGGTTCAACCAGCGGTTGGCCATCGCGATCCGAAGGGCGACCATCAAGAACGCGCTACTTCTCGTGCGGGAGATAAAGCGGGGCATTCGGAGCCAGGCACCAGGCGGCAAGCAGTTCGCTCCGCTTGCTCAGGTGACGGTTGACCGGAAGGGATCGTCCAAGGCACTTATCGACACAGGGTTCCTTCTGAACTCTATCACTGAGAAGATTCTGTCGGATGGTGCGTTCGTCGGCCTCTTGCGGACCAGTATCTCCAAAGACGGGGAGAGCGCCGCGAACATTGGGGCGATCATGGAGCATGGGGCGACGATCAACCATCCGAGCGGGGCGGTAATAGTCATCCCGCCGAGACCGTTTCTTCATCCGACGATGGAGAAATATCAGGGCGAGGTCATCGAGAACTACCGGCAGGCTCTTCTCTCAGTGCTGAAATGAGGTGACACAGGTTGGAGCTTATTCGTGAGGTTGTCGAGGCGTTCGTCCGTCTGGTGAAGTCCGAGATCGATCCGGGTGCGGTGCTCGTCTCGGCTGATGATATCTTCGAAGTGACGAGGACGCCAAGCGTGGTCCTGCAGGGACCGATGCTTACGGAAGATGCTTTGCGGAGGACACCTGCGATGCTGACAAGGCGCAATGAAGTTGACCTCACGTTCGAGGAGTGCAGGCATCCAAGGCTGTATCACCTGGACTTCGATGTCATCGTCACAACCGACAGGGAATCGGACTTGCTTAACATGATGGAGAAGGTCTCGCAGTTCTACCAACAGCATCCTGTGATTGCTGTCGGAGAACACGGCTCGCTGAACCTTACGGAGCTAGTGCCTGTGGGCGGCTTGAAGAGAGTCAATCTTTCGGATCTGCGGCAGGCATCCGGCAGATGTCGGATTGAGGACTGTCCCGTCTATGACGGCCGTTTTCAGTCCGGAAGGCTTGCAGCCGGAGTTGAAATTCAGATTCGTCAATGAGGAGAAACACGTTGATAGAGATACGAAATCTACTTTTCCAGCCTCTTACGTTTCACCTTTCGGGTGGGGCGGGAGGCATTCACCTCGGCTCCCGGGAGCGAAGGACTGTCCGCAGCGACGAGCTTTCAGATGAGATACGGACTGCTGCCGCTCGCGGGTTCATCTCGATTGCGGATGTTCCTGAAAGCACACAACCTGATCCATGCGTGGAGCCGATGGATGATGAACATACCCGGAGCAGACAGAAGAGAAGGAGGGTCAGATGACGTCATACCTTTCGCCTGGAGTCTATACAAAAGAGACTGACTTCAGCTATTACGTTAAGCAGATATCTACATCAGCCTGCGGCATGATCGGTATTGCCGAGAGAGGTCCTATCAACAAGCCCGTGCTCGTAACGAGTTGGGAGCAGTTCGTGAGGAGCTTCGGCTCCTACATAGCCAACGGATACCTAGCTTATGCTGCCAGAGCGTTCTTCGATAACGGCGGTCAGGTGCTCTACGTAAACCGCGTGGCGCATTATACCGATCCGACTGACAAGACGACGCTTACTGCGGAAAAGGCGTCTGTTGCTCTTAAGAACCGCAGAATAGTCGCCGCTACGCTTACGACCGGAGATCAGGATGCGGACAGGATCGTCTGGACCGCGAAGACGGCTGGAACGGGTGGTAATGCCATCACTGTCGCACTTGTTGTCACAGGCAGCGATACACCACTCTCTGTCGACGTTCTTGGCCAGGCCATCACAGTGCATCTTGCAACCGACAGCGCTGGTGATGCCGTAAGCACAGCCGATCAGGTGGTAGCTGCGGTCAATGCGCATCCCGGTGCATCCGCGCTGGTCCAGGCGGAATCAAATGATATCGGAATCGTGACTCCTGTTGAGGCTACTCAACTTGCCGATGGGCAGGGTCCGCAGGATACGCTCAAGGTGAGCGCCATCGATGAAGGCGCGTGGGGCAATGTTCTCTCCGTCCAGATCGAGGACGGCTCTCTTGATTCGGCAGGCGGGTTCAACCTGGTGGTCTCCTTGAAGGATGAGATTGTGGAGGTATTCAAAGACCTCTCGATGGACGAGTTGAAGCCGAACCACGTCGAGGTCGCAATCAATGAGCGGTCCCAGTACATCACAGTCGATGATCTGTCCTCATCGGCAAATACGCCGGACGACAGACCCGCCGAGGGAACATTCGCGCTCTCCGCTGGTGATGATGGTGTCACCGGACTTGTGGATTACGACTACATCGGCGACTCGTCCCAGCATACCGGCTTCTATGCCTTCGATGAAGTAGACGGCCTCAACATCCTGGCTGTGCCGGGAGTCACGACAGCGCAGGTCATTGCTGGCGGCATTGCATATGCCGAAGGGAGAAAAGACCTGCTCTATATTGCCGAGACGCCGATCCACCTTGAGCCGCTTGAGGCGATGGACTTCAGAAAGGGACAGGGAACGTACAACCATGCCGCATTCGACTCATCGTATGCTGCTATCTACTATCCCTGGCTCGAGGTGTCCGATCCACTGACTGGAAAGAAGAAGCTCATTCCACCTACCGGAGCGGTCGCAGGGTGCATTGCACGGTCTGATCAGAAGACAGATGTGTGGTATGCGCCCGCCGGAATTGACCGGGGACGCATATTCGGAGTGCTATCTCTGGCACACAATTCCAGCCGTGGTGAGCGAGATGTTCTCTACTCAGAGGGTATCAACGTCATCGCAAGCTTCCCCGACACAGGCATAAACATCTGGGGACAGAAGACACTTCAGTCACAGCCTTCGGCGACGGACCGGATCAACGTGCGCCGCCTGATGATGTATATCGAGGAGGCAATAGGACAGTCATCGCGGTTTGTGGTCTTCGAGCCGAACAATCCTCAGACTTGGCGCGCGCTCATCAGGCTGATGAACCCGTTCCTCTCAAATATCAAGAGCAAGGGCGGGCTGTATGATTTCCGCATCCAGTGCGATGAGGAGACGAACACTGCCGCCATGATAGACCAAAACCAGATGGTTGCGCGGGTGTTCCTCAAGCCGACCAAGACAGCGGAGTTCGTGGAACTGCACTTTGTCCTCACCGCAACCGGCGCTGACTTCAGGGAGGTGTTTTAGATGGAAGTGACAATGCCCCACAGTCTTTATCAGAACTGGCAGTTTGCCATCGAGATAAACGGGTTCGATGTAGCTCTCTTTCGTAAGGGCCAGGAGCCAAAAACGGAGTTTGAGGAAGTGGCCTTCGCACCGGCAGGCTCTATGTTCGACC